ACATTTCTTACACTGTTTGCTCATCTTTCTCCTTTCCGTTTCCGTGATGACCATACTTTGCATTACATATATGTATTTTGATATGGTCAGGCATCCTACTCATACAACCCTCGCTAAAACTGTTCTTTGATTTGGATGCAACAATGATGTACCTAATAGTTTTAGATTATATCTTGCTGCTATTTCTTTTTGTAATAAAATTAAATCATCCATGTACAATCCTTCTTTCGGAATCCTACGAGCTAACTCGTTATGTGCTTGACAAGTCCTACTGTCATTACCTACAATCAATTTGTACTTGTATTGTCTGCCTGATAATGCTTCACCTTTTGCATAACCTCTTAGTCTACCCTCATTGTAAATTGCGTTAATTTCAGTTCTAGCAATCCTAACTAGCTTAAAAGTCGACGCATTGGCCACTTGCCGCATGCTATCTACTATGACTGGTACGCTACTACCTGAAGCAATCCCAGCAGTAATAGCGGCTCTTAAACCGTCAGTTAGCTGTGTAGCAAAAGTTGCATAGTTCTTAGCTAAGATGCCTCCGTTCTTCATGGTTCTAAGAAACTCAGCATCATCTCCATCAAAGGTTGGCTCTGCTTTTGTAATGTTTGGCTCACCAAACGCAGACCTAACGCCATGTCTATACGCATCTTCAATGTCATCTTCTAACGCTTGTTTCATTCTGTTAGCAACCATTATAGATATGTCGTTTACAGAATCTTCTAAATCGTTAACAGACCTTGCTTGTTTTAATTCTCGGAACTCTCTGGCAATAACTCGGCGTAACTCATTGGCTGCCGATTCCATATACGATGAGGCTCTTCTTGCTCCTCGGCCTCCAGCGATTCCTGCAACGGCTTTCGAAAATCCTGACGCACCACCTCTGGAGCTTGTGGCAATACTAAATTGCCTTCTGAATCCAAGTCCATCTCTACACCTACATTCTGCATTTGTGTAATTATCTGTGCTTTTAGATTCATATTGTTTAGATATTTCGTCTCATCACGTTCGTTAATGTCGTTAAATCTAATCTTCCAAGTATCTACTTGCATAATTTTCAACAGCGGTTTTAGGAAACCCATCTCCAAACATTGCTGTGTTTCTCTAATAGTTCTGTCAAAGATTGTAATCTGTTCGCCTTCTGAGTTAAGTCCGCCTACGCCTTGCATCTGTCCAACGACTAAAGGCATAACTCCATACGACGCATTGATGTCATTATTTATCCTATCCATGTAAGGTAACATCATTAATTCATCCATATTAGGCATGACAGGAACGAATTTCGCCGTGTTTCCGCCATCTCTGCTACTTAAAATAGGTACAAAGTTAGGATTTCGACGTGTTTCCTCTGCAATATACTCGCCTAATCGGTTAAGTGACTCCTCATCATGGCCGGGAACGTCTAAGAATCCTTTTGGTGGCCTTTCTAATCTATAGATTTTGTTTTGAAATGACTCTATGGCCAATGCTGTTTCGATTTTTTTAGAAAGACCTATAATCGGCGACTGCCCATACAAGCGAGCATTCGCACTGTATTTGTTAAAATGTATAATCTCATCACGTGCAAAAGGTATCTTACCATCATCATATTCGTAATAGTAAGCCATGTATTCTAATTCTACACCTGTCTTTGGATTTACTGCACCCTCCATAAACTCCCTTGTTACAGGGTCAAACTTTTCATCTTCTCTAAATCTACCATACTCATCTACATGAAATCGCATGTGCTTTGCATCTTCTACCCAAAGTTCTTTCACTATTTTGTTTGTAACTTTGCCTTCGCCATCTGCAACTCGGTCATATACGATACTTACCCAGCAGTCATCAAAGACTTCTAACTGTCTAATCATCGCTTTGAAAAACTCTGAACCAGTCATATCGCTGCTGCCATTTGTTGGATTACGTAATAATCTCTCTACCATTCTGCGTTGCTCTGCGTCTCCGTTGCCAATGGCTTGGTATTCCCACCCTTTGGCGACCGACTGCGAAGCTATCCTTGTGATTACAGTACGAAGATGAGAATACCTGTCAGCTAATTGTTCTAAATAAAATTGGTCAACTTGTGGAATTATGGCTTGTCTGTACGCTGTATCTGTACTTACTCCTGAATATACTGGAGTTCTAGCATCTTTAGAAACATCTGCTGTTGCATCCTGTAAGAATGCTTCTATGCCAGTTGCCTTTCTAACAGGCTTGCTCCTGAATCTATCAAAAATTCCCATTAAAGCCTCTTCTTAATCTGTGGCTCTTCTATATATCTATTCATTATAGACTCTACAAGTCGCCCTACAGACACTCCTTTTTCCCTTGCTACTGTTTGCATTTTAATTTTAGTTTCCTTGCGGATGCCATAAAGCTCAAACCTTGCCATATGGGTAAGCCACAAATAAAGGGTACATATAAGTTTACGGGATTATATAATTAGTTTATATTAAATGTAGTCCCAACGTGTAAAATGTAAACGTTTTCTTTCCATCTCTTGTATCGCTAATTCGCACATCCAAAGCGACATAACGCTATCTGGAGTATGTCCTTCCAATCTTCCGTTCTTTCCGTAAACCAATCTACTCAACCCGTCTACTAACTTGCGCATTCCCGGTTTCGAGTTCTCTTTCGATGTCTTGTCCCACGGTATAACGTACTTGCCTTGCTCCATTCTAATTGCAATTCCCGGAATTCCTGTGTCAACTCTGTGCTTTTCTCTGCCTGTATTGTGTCCTTCTACTGGTACATTTTCTAGTCTTTGAGCTGCATGTACTACCAATCTTTGGTACCCATTCGACTCTACAATGATTTTAAACGGCTTAAATCGCTCACTTAATTGACGTAACGTAAGTAACTGCGCATCTAACCAAGCATTTCCCTGAGCCTGTATCTTACCAGTCCAGTTGTAAAGTATGTGACGCATTCCTGTATCTCGATTAAAAGCAACGACTGTATAACTCGTTTCATCATTCATCGTGTCCATACCAACCGCAAGGTCAACTCCCATGATTGTTTCCCAACCTTCTGGTGCTAATCCCATATTTGCACCCGCATCTAAACAACTGTTCAACACCTCGTAAGGTATAACTGCACTCTCTGGGTCCAATGGATTTAACATATACTCAGACTCAAACGCCCTACTTCCCATCGTGTACTTCTCTTCTTCTAATCTATCTAAGGTCCAATACTCAGGCCATCTCGGTGTTTCATCATCTAAAAGCGCAGGGTGCCGCACGACATTCCACTGCGGACTTTCTGTTACCCAATCCGTTGCATCGTTAACTCTCTTCTGCGTTCCTACTAACAAAATTCTTTCGTCTGGTAAACGCATTGGCATGACAACCCTTTTTATGTAATGTATCACGTTCTCGTCTGTTATAGACGGAAACTCCTGCAAAACATCATCCAGAATAATCATATGAACGTGCGGACCTTCAAGTGCTTTACCAATACTTGCAGCGTGAACCCTACTTCCATTATTGAAATACTTAGCACCCTTACGCCAAGCCCCTACCTCATCACTGCTTTTCTTCTTCATCATATTACGCAACCGCCAAGACCTGCGACACAATTCCTCAAACTGTTCTAACTTATCCCATGCCTGTTCTAACGTTGCAGAAATATATAATGCTCTAAAATTCTGATTTGTAAGCATGTGATATGCTAGATTAGACAGCGCCCAACTCGTTTTCAAGTGACCTCTTGCGCATATTATCGCCGTATGAGTGCCTTTATTGAACGTTTTTTCCCATTCTGAGTGCATTTCCCCTAGAGGAACGAACTCACCGGGTTCTTGTTCCATGTAATTTTCCAATGTTTCGTTAATAAACTCGCCTAACGTCTGCGGAGTCTCCCGCATCATATTGTATGCTGAAGTTATCGCAGCATTCCTCGTTTTATTATCTAGCTCAAAGGCGTCCATCTCGTTCTAAGATTGCCTCCGTCTTTAAAGTAACTTCTATGCTTTTGACTTCGGCATCTCTAATTACTAACTCTTCTGCTATCTGATACAACTCTTCTGAAAAAAATACCTGCTTACCATCCTTATAAATTCTAATCATAGCTCTCGAAGCCACCTCTCACCATCAAATGTATAGATGTCAAACTCATCTTTGTACTCAAAACGTGGAATCATATAACATTTTGCCACCTTTTCATCGCTGTCGTAGTGAGTTTCCCCTACTGTTTTGCTCGGAAACTTCTCTCGTAGCAATAATTCCTGCAGTTTTTCGGTTTCTATAAGCCAAATCTGCTTATCTGACACGTTTACTAGATAATAAACAAAGTATTTTGCCTTCGTAACACTGATACCGCTGGATTTTCCACGACATTTGTACTCTATTGCCATGTTTCCTGACCCTCCTTTGTCCCAATCCTTCTCCCAAAGGTCAGTTTTTACCTCGTAAGTTATCAAATCTATGTTCTCATCCTCAAAAAGTAGGTCATACGCACTTGTATCGTTGTCCTTAATGTATCTTTGTCCTAATGTCGACTCGACAAAGAACCTAATTACCTGTTCACCCTTTTTTCCGTCTTTCAAATCGTCATCAAAGTTGTAATTCATAGCAATAAGTCCTCCGAAAACGCTGCATCTGCCCTAATAACACGTATTTCAAGCGGGTAATGACGGTTTTTTCGCAATATACTGGCCTCATCTTCTGTATTTACGACCTCATAAATCACTTTAGCATCCGCATCTATCACATCTGCTCGTAATCCTGAATCATCAAACACTGCCTCAGTGTAAAACTCGTGTCCCCACTTCTTAAGTTGCTTACAAATCGCAAACTTCATGTCAATATGCGCCTCAGTCTCATTCTTACTCCACCGCATCGCATTCCTGTTACGATTGCTCATACGCAATAACCGAGATACCTCGTTGCGCCTTGCTTGATTATGAACGCCCACCAACTAAATCACCTACTACCTTCGTACTGCATTCTCGACATGATAATGTCGGTCTGCCTTTTTTTTCTGGAGTATAAAACACAGTCTTGTGTAACTGCCTGTGTTCTATCTGATATACTGTACCACATGAATGACAATTAAACTTCCACTTCATTGGGAAGCCCACTCCATAAACTTAGCCTCTAGCTCTCGCCGTTGCTTCCGTACCTCTTCTGTACTCTGATACATACCATCTTGATTCTGTATCTTCCTGCGCATCCGACTTATACTACTTTTACTAGGTGCAAACTTCAACAACAAATACAAGTCCGCCAAAAACTGCTCCTCGTACAAACTATGCTTCTTATCAGCAGGTATTGCCCTATAGTAATCCTTTAGAATCATATAAAACAACTCCATATCACTGTCTCGTGTATGCGGAAACTCCTTCAAACACTTTATTGCTAGCTTCTTTACCGTATCTAAATCTTTAAACCACTCTTTCATTTTAACAACTCCAAACATTTCTTACAATTAATATACTTAGGATTCATCGTTTTCATCTTCTCAAACTCCTGATACGTAGTCTCGTGACCACACATCGTCATATGATGTACCATACTAGGCGCATGTCTTTTTCTCATAACTTCTTCCTTAACAAATCTCTATACGATTGCACTCCTAACCAAAAACCTGTTATGAAAAATACAAACATCAAGAATATTGCCAAAAACGTATTCATACCATATCACCATGCGGATAATAATCGCAATACGGACACTTGTCTGTGTCTACAGTTTCTACTACTTCACCACAGCCATCACATTCTACTAAGCCACTGCCGTCTACAAAATCACCGATGTCCTCAATCATTGCGACACTCCTTGCAAAATGAACCATGCATGTCTACATCCGCTGGCGTTATTACCATACCACATGCCTTACACCTCCACATCCTCTTTCTCCTTCAGCATGTCCTCTATCATCTTCTTCATCAATACAGCCATCATACCCAATCCCGTCGTGTATGCCTTCAACTCCTTACCATCATACTCCATAGGATTATCATCTACAAACTTCTGTACATGACCAAGCAAACTATCCAACTGCACTATCCATAAATCCAAAGCCTCAGTCATCTACACTCTCCATAACCCACTTAGTCAAATCATCTAACGCTGCATGATAACCTGTCAAATAGTCCTTCAAACTCGTGTCGCCTATCGGACCCCAATCTTTGTCATGTATGTCATCTGCCAAACCTGCCATCTTTCGCTTTGCAAAGTTCCTTACATCTACCAATCGTAACTTAGCATCTAAATGCTTCTTAGTCCATACATGACCCTTATTCCATACTTTATCGCTCATCTTCTACCTTCCATTTTAACTCGTCATACTCTTCCCATTTATTATCCATCTCTTCCTTTACTGCCTCTAACTCTCGAAGCACCTCTATACGCTCTTCTACCTGTTGCCAACCTTTCTTAAGAATGTTGTCAATGTTGCCTTTTACCAACATGTATTCTGTATCTATATCTGCACCAATAATAACCTTAAGACTGTCTGATATGTCACTCATGCACCATCCTCCAATCTACTAACGTACGCCATCAAAAACTTCTGACGTAAACCCATAGGCATCTCACTTGCATCTAAAGCATACTCTATACATTCACTAATATGCTCTATTACACCCTGTCTACCCGAATCTAACGCTTGCAACTTACTCTGCATCTCTGTCAACTTAGCAAACTCATGACCTCGAATATCAGTACCCTCTTTCTCTCGCATCCTTTCTAAATACTCCTGACGTACCTCTTCTATCTCCTCCAACTGCTTGCCAATGTAATCCTTGACCCTATGCTTAGTCTCCTGATTTATCTCATACTGTACCTCTCCCTTCAACTCATCCCAGCCAAGCTTCCTAGCCCAACCACTAATCGTACTCTGGTCTATCTTCTTAACCTCGTCAAAACGTAACGCCAACTCCTCCGCAATCTGCCGCATATCTATGCCCTGCAAATACAACTCCATTGCCGCATTTTTTACAGCCATACTATAAACCTTGTTTTTAATCGGCTTCTTCTCTACAACAGCATCAGCAATCTTCATGCCTTTCATCTGCTGCAACAGCTTTTTGCGCCTATCAGTCGTCATTCAACTCTCCTTTCTTCAACTCTGCATAAGCCCATAACGCATCCCACAACTGTTCTTGCATCGTAACCGATTCCTTCCTAGCTAGCTTGCGTAATGTCTCTAACGTGTTTATCCTATCCTCATACCTTCCTACACTAAGTAAGAATGTCTCTGGTTTAGGCTTGTCTTTTGCATATCCTACCATAAGGTCGCTATAAGCCCCCTCAATATAAACCTACTCCAAAAAAAAAATTAGCAGCTCACGTTTTAAAATATTAGAAAAAATATAGATTACCTACCTCCGAACCGTACCCCGTACCCCTTGACATGGAACCCCGCCACCTCTCCCGCCCGAGGAAGAGCTGAAACGATGGCCGCCCGTGGTGACTTCCAAACCTGTTTTTGTGCTTGGAGGTTTATAGTAATTTGATTGCTTCCAATAGTGCTTTTGAGATTCATTCTTTTTGATGCTTTGAGAGGCTTTCTTTTGGCTCTAAATGGTTATTGTATCTCTTAGTATTCTAGCTATTGTTTCTACTGTTATTTTTGCTTATTTTGTAAGTTTTCAATTATGCCACTTTTGGAAAAATCGTTTATCGTCGATGAGGTTTATATAAGGAGTTTAATTTATCGTCGTGAAAGAATTTTACTTATGCAGTGCAATAGAAAATTAAGCCAAAGGGGTCAAAAATGAGATAGAATTTTATTAGGGTTCCCTAAACATTAGGTTCTTTCTCCTCGATAAAAACCTCATTTATTTATATACTCAATATTTGTTTTTGAGCTGCGGCGTTTTTGGCTGTTTTTGGCTTTCTAGCTGGGCTTATATAAATGAAAAAGTACACATAACGCCGAAACAACTTTGTAATAATTAAAAAATTTTCAATATGGCCTTATATAAACCTCAAAGCTAAATATTTTTGTTTTGGATTTTTTACTTAAATAGAGGTCTCTTCCCAACTGCGAGCGGGTAGACAACCTGAGGTTGTAGACCACTGTTTTAGATTTTTAATACATTTATATAGAGCATGCAAAATTTTGTCGACGATAGCAAGCACAAACAAATATTATACTATAATAGAAAGTCCGAAATTTAGACACTATATAGTGAGGACAAAAAACCTCGAGTGATAAAAATGAATACACAAACAAAAATAACGGAATACGCAAGCAATGAGGCCCCAGCCGATGAACTGGACAGCATGGCGCAATTTCATGAGGAGTGTGCGGCCTTTGGTGATAGTCTACTTTTTAGATACGATTATGGCTTTAGGTTCTACGTCAGAAAGGAGGGTTTCTAGTATGAACTACGGAAGAGAGAAAACGATGTTATCTGATAACATATACAATATTCGTGAAGTTCTAAAACCTGTAAGTGAAAAAGAAACCCGAAAAGTTAAGATAAATATTTCTTGGGTTTTTGCTACAAAAGTCTTTATCGAAATATTGAGAAATCCCGACGCCAAACCCGATTCAATCCAAGACGCAAAAAACGAACTATTGAAGCTGGCAAAATGGGCCGATGAAGAAAACAAAAAGGAGGAGTTCTAAACATGGCTTATACTGAAAAAGAAAGGTTACGCAGGGCAAGAGCCTACAGGATAGAAAACAGCTATTCAAAACACGTAGAATTCAGTGTGGATGTAGAGCATGAAGGCACCAAGAAATTTAAGGTAAAAACCTACGGGGAACCTTCGGTATTTTTGCATAAGAGATATTGGGATGATTTCAGCACGATATACGACCCAATAAACGAACGTCTAAAATGGGCAGAAAATAAAAGCGATATTGCCCACGCTTTCAGGCGGTTTTATCGTCAACAAATAGAGGCAGAATTAGAACAGAAAAATAAGAACCCTTCTGTTGACGAGTCCCACGAGGAAATTAAAGCCACTCAAGCCCTTTTAGACGAGAGAATAGAGGAGCTTGGTTTTGTCGAGTCTGATACATCTAAGAGCTATGACCGAAGATACAAACACAAGTTAACCGTGTCTAAACTCAAGGATTTATTTAGAGAGAAAATAAGCCCTGAGATAGAGGAGGAGGTAAAGGAGTATGAAAATTGGGTAAGAAAAACCAACGAAAAAGCCGAAGATAAAAAGGCCCGTTCTGAGTTTGTAAGAAGGGTACAATTTTTCTATAAATTTATTGACCTTTTTGAAGCTAGAAAAGACAGATTTAGAGAAGATATAAACCAGATTCACGGGTCAATAGGTCGGGGCAATTTCGAGGGGTTAGCCAGAAGCCAAAACACAGATAGAAACCCGCTCTATCCTAAGCACGCTTTAACCTCTAGTTTTAGACAGCTAGAATACGCTAAAGAATGGCTCGAGCTATGGGAACCTATAGCCGACGAGCTGCAGCGATTAAGAACGGCTCTAAATGCGCCTCTCCGCCTTTCTGAAATGGGGACTGAAAAAGCGTTCACTCATTGGTATCACGTGGACATTGTAACTCTCGCTAATTTTGATTATCAAGGATTCTTAATCTATCTGCTAGATTTTAGAAAGAGATTTGGTAAAAAATCGAGGTACTATAACTCTCAAGATTCTGAGGTCATTTTAAGCGGTGAAATTATGTATAAATCTATTTCAGATTATGAGAGAGACCGCTTTTACCGTGCTGATGAATGGAACCCACTTGAAGAGATTTTACAGTCTTCCCACTACTCCAGACCTGAAGATAAAAAGACCTTCAACCAAGCACTAAACGAAATGCTAGAACAGGGCAAAATATACACCATTTCCAGCGCTGGAAGAATGGCCGAGATTATGAAGTATGTTAACTCAATCAGACATCAACAAAATGTAGCTATGAACAGGTACAAGAGAACCCCGTTTATTCAGGTAAAAGTATCTGATGAGGAGCATTACATAACTGACTCAGATTTAACAGAAAACGCCAATAGGGCAAGGTGGAAACTATGAGAAGCTACACCGTAGAAATCAAGCAGGATTTACCCGAATTAGTAGCCGATGCTATCGAGGAAATAAAACGGGTTATTGGTGAGTTTGTAAGTTCTGGGGATATAGACGAGAGTATGGACGCTCAGGCCATAGACGATGCTATAGATTACGACGGAACAAAGACCCAAATTATAGACGGGATGGTACCAGTTTATACCTATGATTTGGAAGCTTTGTTTTATGTCCATAAACGGGTATTACTGGATGCCTTCCATGATTCGGGAATATGTGAGGTCAGGGAGGTAATCAGCAACCCCGATAGTTTCCCGCTTGGCATCGAGGGAGTAGCGTTATTCTGCTATATTGAGCAGAAAGTAAACGCTTGGATGTACGACGATATGCAAGACTGGTTTATTGAAAAATTCGGGGGCAATTAATGGGTCTTTTGTCGTCGATAAGTAGAGCAATTAGCGCAGCTCTAGCAGAACCCCCCTGAAAACCTAGAAACTTTTTTTCTATCGTCGGCGGTTCTAGGGTCCGCCGACCCCATTTTAACTTCAATCAGCGTTAGC